TTGACTTTTTCATTTCAAGCTCCCTAAGAGGTTATAAAAGTTTACCATTTCAGTTCCACTCTTGTCAATTCGCATCTAAATGACCCTTCTTTAATTGGTTAATGCACCCACCACTTGGTTGAGGCCCCGTCTTGGAGGCCGATGGCCGCGTACGGGGTTCCGGTAGTCACTGCCGCGCTACCGTCAATCGTTTCTCCGGACGCCGCTTTGAACACCACGACATTTCCGGATGTGTCTACTTTTTTCAAATGGAGGTATCGACCGTTACCAACAGCGGCAGGGAGTTGGACTGTAATTCCTGCGGAGGTGGCATCCAGATAGACGAACGAATCCGAGGCGGTGATGGTGTAGGGGGTGGAGGAAACGGTAGTAACTCCCATGTAAAAAGAAGATTGGAATGTAGCCGGACCAGCGGACCGCAGGTTATTCGAATCTGGACTCCGTAAGACAGTTTGCGTCACAGCGGCATTTCCAATAACCACCTGATTTGATACCGTCACACACGCGTCGTATCCAATAGCCGACGAGTTGTCCAGGTTATCCACCTCAGTCCTGGCGCGGTATCCTAGATACGAGCAATGATTCATTTGCGTCACAGGCGCAAACACCCCACGACCAGCGGAATGCCCCATAGCTGTGTTGTATTCACCGTGCGTTATCGAACCCATTGACTCCGATCCGCAACTTGAATTCGATGACCCATAAATAAGCGATTGCATAGCATCCAGTCCAAGGGCCGTATTCGAACTGCTTGTTGTCAAGGAGGCCAGGGCATCAACACCAACCGCTGTATTGCTCCACCCTGTCGTGATATTCATGAGAGCTTGCTTCCCAATACCTGTATTTACGGAGCCTGTATCGAGGGACCTTAGAGCAAGATATCCATAAGCTGTGTTCGCTGTCCCGACGCAAGTGGTCCCGAGCGAATCCACCCCAACACCAAGATTCCAATTCGTCGCATCATACAGACCGACAACCTGGCTCTGTGGTATCGACGAAACTATCCGCGCAGGTCTACCTGGCGTAGTTACCGCCATAGGCCCAACCTGCAAATTAGGAGTTGGGCTTACAGGAATATGCGTAGGCGTGTTAGTGATTGTATTTGTTGGCGTAACCGTGAATGTTGCTGTTTGGCACCACCCAGTAGAAGCCATCAAAAGAAGAATGAAAATCCTTTTCATCAAACTCTCCCATGCTGGTATGAGTCTATTAGAACAACCGTCCCACCGTAGTATGAAAAGTTATAAACGTCTCCATACCCGGCCTCTCTCGTAGTATTCCCGTCTGAGAATGTCCAACCATCCGGCAATGTAATCGTTGCCGTATATTCGCTAGATTGCCAAACCTTCATCGTCGAGTTAATCGTGAACGTAGTTGGAATCTCGTGAGTAGAATCCGCTCCAACCGCCAACTGATTGACTTGAGCCGTCAAATCCGTACCATCGGCGCTTATAACCAAAAAGCTTAAATCCGATTGAACTGCAAAAGCCGCCCATGCCGTCCCATTCCAATAATAAGGCAGACCCGTATCCGCTTGGATAACCATGAGAAGCGGAGGAACAGTCCTTCCCTTTGCCGCCCAATTAGTGGTGATTGCCGTCCTGTCGGTTGCGTCGTCTATGGCAATCCCGGCAGAGTGCATATTGTTTGTGTCCGGGTCCGTCGAACCAACAACGTCCCTATGCAATGCGCTCGTTGACTCGCTCATAAAGTCCTCGCTAACAGCATCGGATTTGACCCCTGGCTCATCATCGTCCTACCGTCAGCAAAGTACATCCCGCTCGTAGTCTTTAACCCTTGAGCGTTAATCCATCCCTGGTCAACCTTCAAAGTGTCAAGCGTATTATAAATCTGTTCAACAAACTTATCCCGTTCGAGCTTGATAACTCCCGAACCTTGAAGCCTCTCAACGATAAGTTTCTTGTACGTTGTACTCAAACCGTAACCTTCCTATCCTTATCCTTCTTCTTCATTCGGAGCATATTCTTAAACCACTCGTTTTTTCCACGCCAAGGCTTGTGTTTCTTTGCTGGTTTCTTATTCTCCATCAACTGAGCGAATTTTAGCTTTTGAAATGACATGGTTTACTCGTTCCAGTATTGAGCTAGTTTTGGGTCATCCCTCAACCTAATAAACTCAGCCCTTGCCGCTTTAACATTACCCGCCGCCGTATCCCTATCTCTTTTAGGCAAAGTCTCATCGTTTGCAAGTTTGCTTTGGTATTTAAGATAAGATCGTATATCGTTTATCCTGTTAATCAACGCTCCCGCTTCTTGGCGTTTCCCCTTGGCCTCATCATATTTGAAAATGTTTGCTCCAAGACCTAAACGCATAAGCTTTTCGCCGGTAGTCAAGTTTGAACGGTCTACGGCTATACCCGCCTTTGCAACCGGACCCGCAAGTTTTGTTACCGCATATTTAATCCTTGGGTCAACCTCCGCTCCAAGCATCCTAGCTTTCTCGCCAGGAACATTTCTTATATTTCTTCCCATGAACGGGTCTTTGTTTGCCGCTAAGTCAAACGGAACCGTAAGCCAAGGCGCAACCATCCCTCTTACAAATCTGGCCGTTGCAGGTCCAGACCCTTTAATTATATCCTTAACGCTCCTTCCTTTGCCCGTCAAACCTGTAATATCTGCCGATGGAACCACGCTTGCAGTAGAAAGGTATTTACCATCATTTAAACGCAACCCCTCTGCCGCCTTCATCCAAGGACTCATGTGTTCCTCGTCTGGCCCCTTGTCCTCCCTTGAAGCGTTAATCCTTGCCGCGACCGTACTCTTGGCCGGTTGTTTAACTATGTTCTCTAAAGCAAGAGGAACGTTTTTCCTGCTCCATGTATAGTAGGGAGCGCCACGTTGCAAAACACGCTTCTCAAACTCCGTAATGTCTCCGTAATCAAACAGGTGTTTTCTAACCACTTGACCAGCGGCGTTTTCCGAGTATCCCTTCTCTCTAAGAACCTTATACATAGCCGCTCTTTGAGCATCTTCTAGCGGAACCCTGAATTGAGAAAACTTCTCTGCGTATTTACCAGGAATCCTTGCGACTTTCGCCAAACCAATTTTTGAAGCCAGTTCTGAGGCTTTTCCTAAAATCTTTCCGGCCTTGGTTTTTGGTACGCTTGCAAGCAACGGTTTCTTCGTCTCTGCCGTCATCTGCGTACCACCGACAACCCTCTGCCTTAGCAATTCATCCCAAGCAGAATCGCCTTTAACGGTCGAACCATACGAAAGTTTAAATTCAATGTTTTTCGTTCTGTTCTTTATCGGATTGTAAAGTTTTTTCCATTCCTTTGTAAGCTTTAGAGGACTAACCCCTGCCATCCAAGCTTGCATGGTATTCCCTGGCCCCAAATCTCGAACAACGTTCCCTGGATACGAAAGCCACCATTTTTTGTATGACCTGTTAATCTTGTCATAGGCCTTTTCAACCGTAGAAAGCTCTTTGCTTACTTTCTTCGCTCCTTCTGTCTCAAGCGCTTCCGCAATATGCTTTGGAAAATAAGCCGTTACCTTTCCGTTCTTCCTATCCTTCCCTGGTAGCAATGCGCTCTCAACCTTCTGATAATCAATCTTTGAAAAGTCGTCTAACTCTTTAGGGTTCTTGTATTTCCCGTAAACCTCGTTGATCTGATTTTCATAATCTTCAATGCCAATCTTCTTTTTAGCCAACTGTATCTTTAGTGAGTTTACTCTCTTCAAATCGTCATTAAGCGAAGTGAATTTCTTATCTGTAATTCCATGTTCCTTCATGGCGTTTGACATGATTTCCATGCTCTTGTCGCTCTCCAAAGAACGACGCAAGCGTGATGTTGCTAGGTGTGTAGGGTCGTCTTCAAACACCTTTCCCTTGAACCCAGGAAGCTCGTCAAGCAATCCGGCTTCGGCTTCCCTGTTTGCCTCTGGAATTGTTTTCCTGCGGATAGTCCTTGTATGCTCAGAAGCAAAGTAATCTGAAAGTTTCTTTGGATTCTTTCCAGTAATGTTTTTCCCGTTTTTTTCGATAAATTCTTTAGCTTCTGGTGTCAAAAGCTGATACTGATAACCTGAAATCCGTTTGTATTTCTTCCCGGTTGAATAGTCAATTTCGCTTGCTTGGTGGCTCAATTCCTCAAGACGCTTTGACAGTTCTAATTCTTCCGGCTTTAGTTTGCTTCCAATCTCGAAGTTCTTCCTAGCCTGGAATGACAAGTCATTGAATTTCTTAGTAGCTTCTTGAACCTCTGGAAGCGCCTTAACCATGTTGTCAATGTGTTCAACCGCTTCTGGTTTGTTAAGGTTCTTGAATTTCTTTTTCAGCGCGTCAAGGTTATCTGAAACATACTTCGTTTTCAGTTTTGGAATGAGTTCTCGTTCCGGATTGTGCATCTCAAACTTTACAGGAATGTTTGCGTGTTGCAACGCACGAATTTTAACCTTCTCGACTGGCATCTTGTACTTGGCCGCAACGTCTTTAAAACCTTCTTCAAGTCCCTTTGTGTAGTCCTCGGCCTTCGTTGCTGAATACGCCTTCTTCTGCTTTAAAAGCTCGATAATCTTATTTGCCTCTGGACTTGTTGACCCCGTAGAAAAACCTTTTCGCAGTAGTCTCCTTGCCGCTTGATAAGGTTCGCTAGGAACATTCCTAACCAAATCTGCAATCTTTGACATACCGGTAAGAGCCGGTTTACTAATCACTTCTGGTAGCTTTGCGCTTGCTGATTCTCCAATCCCCCATCCAAGCAACGTCCTCTGTCCCTTGGCCGCTTGTTCCGCATACGAACCCAACTTCTCTCCTGCCCCAAGAGCCTTTTGAGCCGCCAACCCCTTCTCTGTCAATGACAATGGTTTAACGGCCCAAAGAGGGTCAGCCGCGAAGTTCAATGTACCGGCAAGCAACCGACCGGGAGTTTTCTCCGTATCCACGCCAGCTCCACGGACGACTTCACCCCAATACTTCGGTTCGTCAGCAACAACGTTTTTCCCCATCGCCTTGTAGTAATCCACAAGGTTAAAAGGCTCTCTGTTCTGCATATACGAAATGGCCCCTGTAATCGGAGCCAACGTAGCCCTTCTTCCAACGTCAAGGACTTTACCAAGCCCAGTCATAACCGGGCCAAGCACCTTCTTTCCGGCTTGAGCCGTTGAAGTCTTTCCGAGTTCAACAACCTTCTCTTTTACGCTCTCTGGCAACGCTTCAACGCCCTTAGCAACAACGTCAGCCGCAATGTCCGGTTCTTTTTGACCGAGCAATTTCAACGAACTTGTTGGCTTCTTTTTGGATAGGAACGCCGTTAGTTCTTCGTCTGTCATTCAATCCCCAGGTATTCAGCGGCTTTTTTGTTCTTAGCCGGATATTCAAGGAAAGCCCTATCCGAAGGTCTTGCGGAAAAGAACTCCTTATCAACTTCTCCCGCATTATAAGGTATTGGGTTAAACGGGTCCGTCGATTGCTTCTTTGCTTTTTCGTGAGCAACCTGTCTTGCAACAGAAGCCGATTGATACCTCTTTGCAAGCAAGGCTGGACCCCTCTGCCAAGTTTGATCTGGGTCTAATTCCGACATCGCGGGTTTACCAGCTTTAGAAATAACTGGCTTGTTGTAAGACTTCTCCGCGTTCTTAATGGCCCAAGTGTTCTTCTCTGCTTGCTGTTGTTTAAGCAACGCAACCAATGGAGCCATTTCCTCCGATTTTTCTTCCTTTAATTTTTGAAGGCGCATCTGCATAATCCTGTCGCCAAGACCGGATAGCCGTTGTCCAAGGTATCTAACTGATTCAGCGGAAGGCATGATTTTTCTCCTTTACAATCTAGGCGCGGCTGAATTTAAAAATTCAGGTTCGATGAACGGCATATCCGCTTCAAGAGCGGCGTAACCCTTGTTCTTGGAGCTGTTCTTTTTTAACTTTCCAAACGCGCTAAGTCCAATCTCTGCCGCTCCCGCTCCCATTCCAAGGTAGTCGAGAAGGGTTGCCTTGTTTGCATCAATCTCCTGTTGCAGACGAGCATTTTGTAGAGCGTCAAACGCAGACACTTTTCCAGACAACGCCTTATTCATTGTTGCCGCGCTACGCATACCACGCGCACCGAATCCAGTAGTCGGATTCACCAAACTTGTTTCGTAATCCATTTCTTACCTCAAAGGAACGATGTTGCAATACTTACGCCAGCGCCAAGATAGTCAGACAACTTTGCTTTCCTTGCGTCTCTTTCATAAGCAGACTTCTTGTACTCTCTTCCAAGCTCTCCTAGTTGCTGTTGCGCGGCTGTATCGACTCCCGAAAACTCCTGCGCCTGTTGGTTCAACAAAGTATTCGCCTGTTCCGTACCAGCCCCACCAGCGACGTAAGAGCTACCAAGACCCCTTGCGCCAAGCATCCCTGCCAATCGACGTTGTTGAAAAGGGTTAGAACGAGCCATTTCTTTTCTTCGAGCAAGACGTTCCTCCATAATTGAACGTCCAGCTTTAGCGTATTCTTTAAAATCCGTTGTCCCGTACTGACTCGCAGTATCTTGAAGGCTCTTGTAGTAATCATTTCCAAATGTATCCATCAGACTTCTCCCGCATAGGTGTAAACAAAATCGTATCCAGAAACCTCAAGAGCGTCATCAATCGGAGCCGTTATCGACTTCGTTATCTTACAACTCAATGAATCCCCGTTACATCCCATTAGTAATGTGTCAATTCTACCATTAACGGGATAACCCGTACATGAGTAAGCTGTTGCGGAGTTTCCATTAACGTAGAAATCCATCTGAACCGGGTTTGGTTGCGCTTGGCTGTCGTAATCCCTTATATACGCAATATATCTAAGGAAATTCTTGTTAATGCCAGGCGTACCCGCGTGATGCGGTTGGTGCTGATACATACAAGTCCTGGCAACCGTCTCCGTGGCGCTTGCGTCCCACAAGCGAACATCAAGCCCAAGTGTATAGAAAGATGACCCAAACGTAGTCCTATCAATCGTTGTTGAACAAAAAACAATCGAAGTTACCGATGCGTCACGACCAATCTCCCCCCAAGCCCCCGTATCAACGTTGAATATAAGTGTGAACCCCTTACTGTAATCAGCTGTCTTAATTGGGTCTGTGTATGTAGCCGTATTCAACACAGGGCAATGAACAAGCACTATGTTTCTTTGCTTGTTATAAGACAACGAGACGTACTTTGGGTTAGCCTTGCTCAACCTGTCTATGATTCTGTTTGCCGTTGTCCCTCTTACTTCCGATTGACTTCCATATGTAACAGAGTTTGTGTTGGACCCGTCATACGAGTAAATGTCAACTCCGTCGTAGAAGATAAGCGAGTACCCAACTCGAACACCGGTTTGTTGAGACAAAGGCCCTGTTTTGCTCTTCGAGTTTTTAATAGAAACGTCCGATAAATCTCCTGAGAACGTATTCCCATACAAGTTCCAAATGTCACCCTTGCGCCCAATCACAAGGTAGTCGTCCATGCTCCAAAGACCAGTTATGTCCGAGAACGGCTTGGGCAAAACCGTAATCTCGCTTGAAGTTTGGAATGTAAAGTAATCATTGGCTCCATCCGACACGGCGATTTTTGAAGCGTTGTTCTTATCTCCCGCCAAGAATAGAGCGTTATTGTGAGCGCAACAGTATTTGTAAGGAGTTGTAGTTATAGAAGTTATCTGTTGGTCGCCATTCTTATTAAAACAGTAAACTCCCGTTAAACCGTCTGCAAACGCCAACAGGTTTCTTCCTGGGTTGTTAATGTCGTTGAACTGTGTAAACGTTGTAAAGTTTGGAGCCGCTTGCGTCGGAAGCCCTGTCTTTATTCTGTAATTTGAACCTCCCAAATCCATCAATTCAACTGCGTCTGAATGACGCAAAGCTAATATGTTCCCACCAAACCCTTGAGCGTTAATCCCGCTATCAAACACCGAACAAGACGTAATATTGGATGCCGAGTCATCAAGAGAGCTTGTTGAAATGTGTTCAACTCTTAAATCATCGAACATACCTATTACGGAATATTCATTATCCCAGTTCTTGCCATCAACTGACGCATATAACGATCCTGAGTCCCCTCCCGATAAAAATACATAATCCGCGTAATAAACTGTTCTCTGAACTCCTAAAGTTTTGTCTCCGAACCATGATTCTCCATCCAAACTCCAAAAACTAACAAATCCAGCTCCCGTATTTGACTGAACTGCAACGAAAACATTATTCCCAAATGAAACGTCTGTTAAACTTGCAAGTTTCATCCACCCGTTTTTTAAATCCCAGTTTTTCCAAGTTATTCCATCTGTAGAAACTGCCGCATTATGGTTTTGGACGCAAACAAATTTGTTTTTACCGTAAACGATTGCTACTGTATCAACTAGACCGGAAGTGCATCCCGTGTCTGTTGCGCTTGTGATGATCCAAGAAGTGGCGTCCAGGTCGTCTGTGCAAGCTACCGGGAATCCTGCGAATGTATGAAGATTGGCGACGGCAACATACAGGTTATTCCCGTATGTAATGTCACACCAATTCGTATTGTTAATGTTTGTCCTGCTCGTCCACACAATCCCGTCCATTGAACTCATCACCTGTCCAACGGCATTAACAACAACAAACTCTTTACCGTAACAAATTGCTCTGCATTGACTAAGAGCGATACTTGTCTGAGCCGTCCAAGCAATTCCGTCCGTAGAAGTCATTACAACGTTTGTCGTCGTCTCTGCGAACGGATCGTTATTAACAATGGCTACAAATATCCCGTTTCCAAAAGCAATCTTGCTAAGTTTTGCTGTGAATGGAGTTGTTGCCTGAGTCCAGCTAATTGCGTCTCCGCTGTACCAAGCTCCCGTCCTCGTCAAACAAACGTGAACTGCGTTTCCATAAGCAAACCCAACAATATCTCCCGTTGGTTTTGTAACTGTCGTGTTTTTACTCGTAATGCTCACTTCTGAATAATTGATAGTCGTGCCAGGAGTACCAGAAACAGCGTCGTATGCGCTCATTAGTTTATTAAAAACGATGTTCCCCGTAATGTTGTACTGATAGTAATTGCTTGTATCTTTTCCGATACGAACATATCCGCTATCAAAATTAGAAAACCCTTTTATATAAAGTCCCATCTTCAACCAATAATCCGCTGTTACTGCCGGTACTGTTACAATTCCAGTCCTTTTTGTGTTGTTTAATGTCGTGCAAATTGAGGAAGCTGTATTTGCCGATTGTTTTGCAATCAGCCCAAGGCTTTGAGAACCTTCCTGTAAAGTTTCTGAATAACCATAGCATCCATCTTTCGCAACCCAGTTTTCGTATGGGTAAACAGAATTATCGAACGTAGCCAAAGTCCATCGTTTGTTAAACGAAGGCCAAGCGACTTCTGAAGAAGGGAAAGAACATAACGCGCTTGTTGGCGTAACCTTGCCAGTATCCAAACCGTTAGGCCTGGACGTAAACATATTCTGGCAATCTGATAATTCTCCTGGGTGTCCATGAAGAATATCGCTGTTGCTATTCAAACCGCGAGATAAATCGCGTTGAATGACAAGGTTATTGTTACCCGTCTTACGCCTAGCCATTACTTAGCCCTCTTAGCCCTAGCCTTGGCGTGAGCCGCTAATGCGCTCACTTTTTGGTTCTTCAAAGGACGGAGAAACGCCTTCTTGCTCTTTGGAATGTTACCAAGAACGTGCGTTGAAAGACTTGGTTCTGTTCCCATTAGCTTGTAATCTTAGCGGCATCAGTCGCCGTGCCGATGCTAATGCTAACATTAACCGCATCACCAGTCGCGGCAACGTAAACACCAGAACCCCATTCGCCAGGAATCCCACATTGCTCGTCCATCATCTGCCATCGCCCCGCCCTTGTAATCGTAATCCAGTTAGGAGCGTGTGCCCTATTACCGCAACCAATCATAAGGCATTGTTCGTTACTCGATGATTGCAACTCATTCACAGTAACGTCGAGTCGGATCAGGTTACGCCGATAGTTAACATCCGGGTTCCAAATGTACCCGCCCGTAGCCGCATCAATGTTTACAACCTTAGTCTCTGGATAGTAACCGCTTCCCATGTTGTTCCCCTTAGTCCGAAGGTATCGCCGTGTCTAAAAAGTATGTATGTTCGTTAGAATCTCTTCCAGAAGTCTCGTACTGGTACACTTGCTTTTCGTATTCTCCATTCCAGTATTGAGCCTTATCAAACTCACGTCGAGATTCCATGATTCTTTGGGCTACCCTGAACACTACCGCTTGATGTAATCTTTCGTCCAAGTCTGGAACACTTGTCGAAAGAGCCATATCCGTTGGACGCTTGACGCCTTTTACTTCTACGTTCCAAGACCCACCCGGAGTCATCCATAAACCCAACTTCTTTTCGCCGTTATCATCCTCGAAGTAGTAGTACCTCGGCATCCCTTGAATCTTCCAAAACAAAGGACCGCCAAAAGAATACAAATCGTTTTCTTTCACAAGATAGCACTTGTAATAGTTAACGATTACTTCGTAAATGTCCATGATGTTAGTCGGAATAGAATAAAGCCTAACACCCGCCGTCGTAGTCAACGTCGGATTCGCCGTCGAGTTAGGAAGATTCGACACTACCTTAGCTTTTGTTCGTGACGCGATTTCCAACTGTGCTTGGTTAGCAAACATAAGCACGTTAGCGTCTGTGGCAAAAGCCGGTGTTTGCGATTCTTGCGTAAGCAATCGCACTTGTGACTGAATCTGAGCGAGTGTTAGGCTCATTCTTAGCCAACCAGCTTAAGAATATCCACCACCACGTTAGCCGTAGCGCCAGGCGCACTACCATCTTGAGTCCCAATGGTAATAACGCCAGTTTCTCCGGTCGTTCGAGACGCGGCAATTTCAATGAGCGGAACGGTATTCCCCGTAACAGCCAAGGAATACTTAACATTCACGTCATCGTAACTCGTCAACTCACCAACCGGAACCGTGGCCGTTGCGGAGGCAGGCATAATCCCAGTAATCTTCTGGATAATACCTCCGTTCCCCAACCGACCCCAACTGCGAACAATGCTATCAATGTCAGCCATGCTTTGTCTCCTTCTGGATAGGCGGGGGTTTTATCCCCCGCCCCCAGTTTGTTGTTAGATGGTGAGAGAAGTGTAACCGCCAGCAACGCGGCGCTCATCAGCACCAAAGATGAAGGACGACAAGATGTAGCCCACATTGGACAGGTGAATGTCCGTACCGGCAGTAGGCTCGTCAGGCGTTTTCATCTTCATAAATGCCAGCGTGGATTGCTTCAAGTGCAGAACGTCAGAGCAAAGCATCCACAGTTGGTCGTCGGCCAAGTCGCGGTCCATGTAAAGAGACGCACCCTTGTAGTTGATGGTGTCGATGCCACGATTGATGCTCTTGCCGGTATCCTGATGTTGGATAGTCTGCTCGAACATATTCGCGCAACGGCTGAACAATACTTGAGTGGTTGGAATCAAGTCAGGTCGATGACTGTTCCACAAACACGCTTGCCAAGCGTTTTGCAACATCGAAGGACCAGACAAGATAGAAGCCGCCGTAACGGTCTTGCTAACCCAGTCGGCGTCATTCGACGGAGAAACCCCGCCAAACGTAGAAGCCGGATTGATATACACCGACAACCCGTAAGGTTCGTTCGCGGAACCAGTAGAAACCATCACGCCATGAGCGATGTTATTCATGTGGTCGAGCTTGGCCTGTTTCTTCTTGGCCTCAAGCATCGAAATCTTCGCAAATTCACTTTCGCCCGCACGAAGGCGCTCGTCATAAGTGAGCGTGATAGGGTTAATCATGTTCGTCCAGTTGTAAGTCTCATTCAACAACTTAGACGTTTGCGAAGCAGACGAAACGACAGCAGACAACGAAGTACCGGCAAACCAAGTACCCCCGTTATCAATGGCCGAAATACGGTTAGGAGCGTAGTTCAACCCGCCGTTTTGCTTCTCACCCTTCTCGATAAGCTTCATCGTAGTAGGATGGTCGTGATACGCATGATCCGGGTAAACCCCCGCAGGGATATTCGGAAGTACATGAGTATTGATATTCGGACTAGTGGCACCCATTTTTAAGCTCCTTGCAATTCATTGTTAATCTTTGTGTAGAGTTGATGTGCTGTCATGCCAAGTTGCGGAGCAAACTCCGTCATCATCTTGGCGGTTGCATCTGCATTTCCCTCTACTGCGATATACGCTTTCTTGGCCTGTTCAAGCAAAGCCGGTTCTGGTCCAGCGGCATTACCAATCTTCCCGTTCATGCCGTGGGGCAACTGCGCCGGAGCGCGACCAGCCTTGGCCGCGTTCGCTAAAACTTCATCGCGCATAAACTTGAAAAGCAAATCTTCCTGCGAAAGAGCCGCGTATTTTGCGATAGCATTGTCATACGCCTTCTTTGGCGGAACACCCATGCTAACTAGCTCATCAGCTTTCGCCTTGACTTCGCTTTCAAATTTATTCTCGAACTCTTTGTACTTGTTATCGTCCAACCAGGCGTATTTGGATTGCAACTGCGACTTCTCTTCCTTCGCCTGGATGCTCGTAACAATGTCCATAGAGCCGGACACCCTCGACTCTACCAATTCCTCAATCTCTCGCTTGTAAGCTTCCGGGTCAAATTGGGACTCTTTGCCAGGAGTTGCAGTAGGCTTTTCGTTAGCAATTGGGCTAACCGTCTTACCGTTAATCCAGGCATCGAGACGAGAATAAGCGTCTTTATCGGAGTTAAAAAACTGTTCCGTGTTTTGAACAATCCGCATGGCTTGTTCATAATCGGCTTTAGTCTTGTAATGCTCCGTTTCAAGAGACTTATATTTCTCTTGCCAATTTTCCGTCTGCTCAATCGGCGTTTGAGTCTGGTTTCCCTGCTCCGTGGGCTGTTCCACGCTCGAAGCTACTTGGCTTTCTTCGGCCATCTGTACTACTCCTTGTTTTATTTTTGTTCTTCTCTACAACTTAGTATTCGCTCTCCATTCGTCTAACTTCCTGTTCGGACTTACGCCCGTAACTTTCAACCACGCCAAGCTTTTTCTTGGTGAGTTGTTGTTTTTCGACCTGTGCTTTTTTAAGCGCATTGAAACCACGCTTCTTAGCGCGTTCCTCGGAATATTTAGAAATCATGTCTGACAGGCTCATACTGCGGCTCCTTTTTGAGCTTCCGACAAATCAAACTGCGTGGTTAACAAAATCTGTTGAACCAATTCCATCGGGACTTTAACCCCGGCAGTAGCAAGGCCCTGAACGATGTCGGCGGCAATCTTTGTATTAGCCGCCTCAGTAGACATTTCCTTATTACGCATATCGCGCTCTTGAATTTCTGCTTTCTTACGCTCGATTGCAGTTTTAAGATTTTGCTCCATCTGCTGTTGAGCTTGCGCGTTCTGTTTGTTCTCTTCAACTCGCTTCCTGAAAGCGTGAATCCATTCCCACTTACCAGGAACGTCGTAAGTAACCAACTGCATTTCAGCCGCCAATGCAGGGTCAACCTCTGCGATAATTTCGCTCATAGCCTGTACGTTAGAAGCCCTCTCTTGCTTTGTGGTTGGGCGATTTACGCCAGCCTCGATATAGTATTTGTACTTCCCCTTTGTAACGTCATAGACAACCGACAACTGGCTATCGTTTGCGACCTGTTGGTTCAACTCCATATAAATCATCTGGTCTTGGTCTGACAAAAAAGCAAGTTGCCGATTGTCCGTGATGTAATTCTGGATGAACCACAAGTACATCATCCCCAATTCTTCTCTGCTCCTATTCACTTCTTTGTATCTAGGAGCAACCTTCCCCATTGCTTGCTCTAACTGCTTCTCGTACTGGACACCCGAATATGTACCAGTCTGATTAACGCCACCAAGAACACCCTCAAGTCCAGCGGTCCTCTCCGCATCTCCCCTTCGCATCTCTCCAACGGCAGTAACATCAGGAGGTGCAATTTGTGGGATAGGAAGTGGCATGATTGAAGCGCCTTGAGCCGTACCCAAGTTAATCAGAACATTTGACTCTGTTGGAACGCGCTTCATCTTCCCAACTTCTGCTCCATTGGCCCCTGTCATGTAGTAAGGAGGTTGCAACCTATTCTTAACGTTGGCCGCAAGCTCGGAAGTGATGAGTTGCTTGTTTTGGACAGGTTCACGAACCTTATGGATTACTCCCTTCGCCCAAAACTCTTTTGGACGCCGATAGCACTTGATATTGATAAACGGGAAAATCGGATAAGGGTTAGGATAGTCGTCCAGAAGAACATTCGATGCCATCATAAGGACTCGACCGTGAGGATATTTCTTTACCTCGAACGGCCCACCCATCAACTTCTTTAGGTATTCATTTTTGATATTATTCTGAGTGTACTCAGAACCAAACCCAGGATTTGATTTCAGCCAAGCGTCTAACGATGCTTCATCATTGATTGTGATTACTTCCGGGTCTTTGTAATAGAACTCGGTAAGTTTCGTTTGCTGAAATTCTTTCTCTCCACCTTGCCAAACATCCTTGAAAGCATTTCCGATTACGTTTGCGAATTGACCAGCCGCCATCCCCATGCTAACAAGCACTTCTGGATTTGAAGTCGTCTTGTCAGCCTCGAACGTAACTTCCTTATCCGGCCTAATCTCATCGGCCATGTTAGGATATGCTTGCTTAATATCTGCCGTAGCAACCGGGCGACGGTAGTACATATATACCGCGTCTTGTACGTCCGTCGCGCCGGGAGAACATCCAATATATCGAGGATCAACAATATCGTGACCAGGCCAAACCTGACCAGCTTCCTCGAAAGGTTGAAACTTGTAAATCCCGTTTCCATAAATCCCAAGGAAACGGAGCATATCTTCTTCTTTTTCTTTCGTTCCCGATTTATCAAAGCAATACTTGATAAGCCTTGTCATCGACTCCGAATCAAGTGCATTTTTTTCGTCTGATTGATTTTCGTTTGCTTCATCAACCTGTTTGACATGGTCTTTCCAATCAAACTGTTGCATGAGAGTCGCGTTAAAATCGACGTAATACGCATATTCATCTGCTTTACATTCGTGCGGCTTCTTTTTTCGTTGGGAGTAAAGGATGCCTTCGTAAAGGTCTTTGCATTTAACTGCGTCCTGCAAATACGAACCCGTCATAATTCCGAAACGGTTGCGATGAATCTCGCTTGCTCCGATACATCTATCAACCAATTTCACAAGTTCTTTTGGAGAAGCAGACGAAATAGAAGAATCTACCGATTGCCCTTCGGAGAATACTTGCGTTGTTTTGTCAGACTGGAACCCAAGCGTCAAGATTGTCCACCCGTTTGCGTTTTCGGTCGTATTTACTACGGCCTTGGGTTTGGAGTTGTTGACGCTCCCTACCCTGTCGCATCACGGTCCCGGTAGTCACGACCATGTATGCGTCCCCGCGCCTACGGTTGAACTCTGGCATTATGGTATGATAAGCCCCCATGCCACACTTAGGACAAACTTTTTCTACTGTCCCGAATCTATATTCTGTTGCGTGAAAACGGTTTTTGCACCGCCAACATTCTTTAACTGTTTGCAACTCGTTCTCTTTTCAGTAATTCTATCGGGCTTACCTTAGTTTTGTCAACATTTGATTTATCTTCTACGTTAACTTCCAACGCCTGACGACAAGCAGGACACTCCACAATGACGAACGATTTGTCAATAATCACGCCTTTAAACAGCGTTTTTCGTTTGTCTGTACCCTTTTTCTTATTTGCCAAGTAGAATTGGCAGTTGTCGTTTTTGCACCTATACGTCTTAATCTTCTCCAAGATTTACCATCCCCTCTGGGTCGTCTGACCCATGCGCTAGAATGTCCAAGAATGTCTTTTCTCTTGGCTTCTCTTCTGGCGTCATGTAAAACTCGTACTTTTCTCGCCTCACGAAGTTTGCTATGTAAAGCGCCGACACCCTATCATCGTACTTGCCTGACGCCGCTTCCATTTTCCCAGTAGACTTGTTCCTGATAAAATATCCAAGCTGGTTGATCGTGTCCGGGTCGTAAACAAACACGGCTTTGTTTTTTTCTTCCGGCTTCTTAGACGCCGAATACCCAATGTCTTGTTGGAGCCAGTCAATGGCCGTCTGCCTGTACTGCCTTGCGTTCCATCCATACTCCCTTGTTGACATACCTCCCATGCTCGTCATCGTCTCGATGTGGAAGTATATGTTTGGGTATCCTCTTCCCTTCAATGCATTGATGATTGTCTGACCGTGTAACTCTCTCTCTACCGCGATTATCGCTTCGTTGTAAAGATACCCCGCCTTCTCTGCCTCGAAAGCCATTATGTCCGGGTTTATTAGACCGGCAAGAACGGCACATTGTTTCCCGTTTTCAATGCACAGAACTTGAGCAACACTTTCGTTTGCTCCCTCCTTTCCGCTTGCGGCGTCAACTGCTACAACATAATGATACCTTTGAACCGGAGGTGAAAACACCTTCCACCTTCCGCCGTTCATCGGGCTTACAGTTAGTTTCATTAGTGGAACTTCGGAGTAAGTTTTGCATCAAACATTGGAGCGCCTTCAATTACTCCCGTAAGCTCCGACCCGCAGTATTCGCATTGAGGCAATGAGTCCTTAATCGACTTGATCGAAACTTCTATAACTTTGTACTGAGCTTTACAGTCTTTGTTTTCGCATTGGCATTTTTTCTTTCTATCTTCTTCAACCACTTGTTCCGCTTCCGTTTCATTCGTCTCTTTAACCTCTGCTCTGAACTCCCAATCCTTTACTTCTTCTTCGTCGAGAATGGCGATAATATCCTCGTTGCGAAGAATCCACTTTCCCTTACCAAGAACATCTCCACAAGAGAACTCTCCAAACTGTTCCCAAACAACAAAGTCTCCTACCTTCCCTTGATAGCCAGGAATGGTTTCTCCGTTCCAAGTCTTAACTCCCGTCCCGAAGTCAAGAACAAGACCAACATTGAAAGCGACCTTACCTTCTTCCTTCGTCGTCTCGGCAAGAATAATTCCGTGGTACTTATCCGGCATCTTCGCTTTTTGAACCAATACCCTATCTCCAATAACTTTCACTTAATGCCTCCTATCAGTTTTTCGATGATTTCTTTTCTATTGTAGTTTATGTTCTTCAAGTAAAGAACTTCTCTTTGCGATTCCGAAACCGCCGTCTCGCAAAACTCCTTCTGCTCCATCGAAAGTATCATCGTTTTCATTAAGTCGTCCGAACAGTTATGAGCGCCCATGTACCATCTAGGACAAACAAACAACGAACCAAAATGAGTTGCGTCCTCCCAACAATTCAAGCTCTTTGCCCTGTTCAATTTATTATCTCTAAGAGGAAACCAAAATACCTTAGCTCTCAGCAACGACATACTCTTTGAGAACTCGAAAAGGCTTTTTTGAGGTTCGTAATGATAATCCTCTTCGTCCATCTTCTCCGTGATAAACCAAGGATTCCATCCCATGAAAACGTACTTCCAACCGTACACTTTCATTTCTTCATAGGCTTTTAGGAACTCATCCTTTGCGTCAAGCAAATCCGCTCTATGGCTTTCCGTTCCTCTCCAAACAACAACATTTCCTCGACCTTCCCACGACAAGTCCGGCTTCCCCCACTCTTCTCCAACTGCGTTTGGAATAACCTCTCCTACAACTCCCAATGAATCAAGAATCTCCTTTTTTGACGCCGTTATAATATCCGCATATCCAACAATTTGTTTTATTACCTTTGGAGCGTCCTTGTATTGCTCATAGGAAGGATTCTCTTTTGGAACATTCATCAAGTCGTCGTCGTAATCAATCCAAAGCGGAATACCTCTGTCCTTACACGCCTTGGCCGCTTCAAGATGTTGCTTCAAGAACGGCCTTTGAAGGAAGGCTATGTCACAGTTTCCAAGCTTAGGCCATTCTCCTGTCGTGAACTCGACAAGATTAACATCTTGGCTTCTATACTGTTTCCTCAAGGCATTGAACGGCCCCCAAGCTCTGTAATAGCTTGTTGCGTCAATTGGATTTGGGCACATCATGGCAATGTTAATCATTTTGTGGCCTCTACCGCATATTGCCATTTGGCTATTCCGGTCAGAAGCTTGTGTTCTGGTACTTCCGTGATCACCTTAAACCCAGCATTGAACAACTCATTATTCAAGTCCTTCGTCCTCCAAAGAGAAGAGTGACTACCTCCCCTCGTCTTTTCGTCGTAAGGGTCTTTCGGATAAGAAGCTATGATTTGAAGCATTTCGTGACCGCAGTAATGACACGCTCTGTCAATGGCGGGAATGGCAATAATCAACACACACTTTGGCGCTTGCTGTGATACCCGTTGAATCCAAGTAACGCCATCTTCTCTCGTCAGGTGTTCCAAGAAGTGACCGGCTAGAACCATGTCGGCGTTTGTATAGTCATACTCTCTCGCATCTACTTGCAAAAAAATCTTCCCTTCATAATTCCCGTCTGGATACATCTGCGTGTCGATGTTCTCCCATCCGTCCAAAAGGTTTTGAGCGCATCCGACGTTAATCTTACGCATATTGAAACTCCGCCTCTTGGTAGGAATTACCGGCCATCTTTTCTCTGAAACCCATCAACGCGCCTACATTAAAAATGCATTTACCACTAAGCGGTATTCTGGCTCCCTTAACTCTAACCAAGGCTTCTTCCGGGTTTTTAAGAGATAGTGCCCTAAAGAATTCGTCAATCTGCGCTTTAGAGAGAACGGCATTATCCTCCATAGCCCCATCCACAAACTCAACATCTTTAGTTTTACCGTCAATGAATGGCTGGATAAAACGATCAAACACCCAGGAGATACCTTCTTCCCACATGGTAGCCGCCATAAGAACTTGGCCGCCCGTATCAATGACTCGGACGAGGGCAGAATCAAAAATCGGTTCTTCTGGTTGCTCGTCAAAACTAAGGCGATGTACCGTTGCTCCCTCAAAGCTTCCGCGACCCGCTTCTTGAGACTTGATTTCAATGCTTGACCAGTTGTTTGCTCCGATTTTGACGTAGATGGTTTTCTTGTTGTCATTGTATTCCCACCTTGACCTGTTACCCCAAAGCTTCTCTTTGAACTTCGGCAACAAAACCTTGTCAACCATGTCGTTCTTCAAGACTGTAATCCAAAGTCTTGCGTTCCTCGGAGTCCTGGCGATTGGATGACGGCCTTCCGCAAACAAGGCGTTATCAGCCGTCAACCAATCCGTCTTGCCCAGGCGGTTTGCCCCAATCATCAGAAGATATTTCTTTCGACTGTACAACAACTTCTTCTGGTGAACTTGAGGCTTCCAAAGAACCATCGGGTCCACCGACGCCGCCATCCGCAACTGGTTCATCAGAATTGACATTCTCAGCAGTTGTTTCCTCGTTTCCTCCGTTAGTTGAATTTGCACCTTCCTTCACCGCCTTACAGAACTTTTGGATTACAACGCTTTGCCCCGTCACTTGCTCAATGATTTTTAAGCACTCATCAATACAAGCGTCCGTGTCAAGCTCTTCGCCTACGTTAGACTTGTTAATATCAATGTCGTAAAGGCCGTATTTCTCCGCAAGTTTCAAAAGAAGCTCTAACGCTTCCTTCTTCTCTTTCCCTCCCTGCGCCGAAGTCATAAGCTCCGACAAATGCTCTTTCATCAGCGGAGCCATATCAGCGAGAGCCACGCCGATAGTTACCTTCGCCCCTGCCATCCTCATTTCTTTGTACTGCAAGCTCGTCGCAACCCGTTTAATCTCTCCCATCGTCATCTTCATGTGGGCTTTGACTTTATTTATGGACGGCTCTTTTTCTCCTTCAACTTTACAATGCTGGATGTAATCTTCGTACTTCGATACTGCGTCGTACTTCTCAGATTCCGAAGCGTAAGGACCGCCTGGAACCATTCGCCTAAACTGCAAGGCCCAGTCAACGGACTTATTGCCCTTCTTTCCCCGCTTTACTGGCTTTTCGATATTCTGTGAATCGCTCGTCAATCACCACCCCCGCCGCTTTCATTATCTTCAAAATCAACTTCTCAATCGTAGGGCTTGGATGCCTTCCGCCCATTACAGTCCCTAAATAGCAACTGTGGCTAGGCAAACGGAAACGGTAAACGCCAATCGGCATCGGACAAGTCTCGTAATCAGGGTTTTGACTCACCACCTCTTTGTAAATCTTGTAGGTGAAGTCGTGAAGCTCCTGACCGCTCAACTTCAACGCCTTATCCCTCTGCGATTTATACGACAGAAGGATTGAATCTTTCTCTAGGTCTTTGTTTGCCAATTATCCCTCCCTCAAATCTACTTCTTCCGGCTTTTCCACCTGTAAATCTTGTTCTTTCACTCCCGCAAGGTCCATCGTCGTCGTATAAACTGGGTTAGTGTTGTTTTTCTCCTGAAAAGCCTGAATCCTACCCGCCCTCCAAGACAGGTAGGACACGGCAACCGTCCAAATCCCAAAAGCTAGAAGCGCTAGAGCGATTGTCACTTGTTGCCCTTCTCGTTCAGGCGCTTCAATTCCGCGTTTTGAGCCTCGATAAGCTTTTCCTGCTCCTTCAACTTCTCCTCGACTTCTCGCGCCTTCTTTTCCATCTCTTGCTGACGAGTAAACGGCCTCATTTTATCCGCAAACGGATCGTCAAACCCGTCGTAAGCCGCCTTACGCCACTTTTCATAGTATTCATCCGTCACGTCTCGCCAGTAACGCGGAGAATTGACTTTCTTTACATCGTCCTTCACCCACTTCGTACCGTCCCAACTCGCCCAAAGCCCCATCTGGACAACGGTTGGCTTCCCGTCCAAAAGCTCTTCCTGCTTCCTCAAATCAACCGGCCCGATACACGGCGTCATTGTCTGACCGCCCATTTCCTCCAAATCCTGCCCTCTGCGAAGGATTCCCGGCAAACTCGTTATCATCGTCGTTTTTGGTTGCAACTCCTTCGTAACTTCCGTTTTATTGCCTTTTTCATCCGTCGAGACGCCCTTCCAGTAGTGATACGATGCCCTCCCGTCATATTCCAACACAGTCAATTTGAAATAATTGCTGACCGGACGCCCATCTTCCATCTTGAACGGGTATTTCTCCATCGGCCATGTATCGACGTGTTCCATTTATCATCACCCCTTTAACTTGTTTTTAAACAAAAAAACCCCGCTCGTTTCCGAGTAGGGTATTTATTCATCAACAACTGATTGTGTAAAGAAATCTTTCACTTTTCGCCTCCCGGTCTTACCGGACTTTTCCACCTGTTCTTACCTTACTCCCGCATACCTCCCTTTGTCAACATTTACCTACCCCCATTTTGGGTTAGGTACTTAAATACTAGACCGGAGTGCTTTCGGTTCGGCTAAAGACAATTAAGGGTATATGACGATGAGTATTAAATAGTAATCTGGTCGCGCCCTTCCCCCCCTGGCCTTGGTAGGTACCATATCTCCCCCTGTATCCCCAAGGTTGATGAGAGGCTTAGTAACGTAGATGAGCATCCTTAGCCCCCCTTCATGTACATCGTTGGGCTAAGCGTCATAAACATTAGGCATACACCATAAGGTAATAGACATATCAGGTTAAAGCGCATCATGTTGTAGATGAATGAATGAGCGTTTAATCAATAACTCTTTGTCGTCAAGGTCATTAGAATGTAGAACGTTGAATAATACTTTGTAATGCAGAGTACTTTATATACATAAGTCAATTAGATGTAATGCGTTGAATGTTTAGATGGTGTAGAAGTTTGAGGTATATCATTACACACTTGCCTTCGGCTCATGTGTAAGAAGCTTGTGGAATGTTTTTTTACATTATAGCCATGCGTGTCAATACCTCGTAATGCATAGTATTAATGCTCGAGGAATAATGTTGAATAATAAATAATATAAGCTTGACATTGTTTAGGATGAGGAATAATATAGTGAATGTAGCAGAGATACACCGGAGGTAGCGAGATGACTGCAAAAGACCTGATCGAATCAATCATCCGAGACATTGAAGCAGACCTGCTGGACGACAAAACCCCTAGTAGCGATGCTGATTTCCTGCGCGGATTCTGACGGTCGAATAAAAACAAAAGGAGCATCTACCATGCGGAAAACCTGGAAGCAGTACAAGCGGGAAGTCTGCCCCCAATGTGGAAACATGATGCAAGCGCATAAGGTGGGTGGTTGCCGCTTGCGCGCCCACCACATGACGCTCATAAAGCCAGGGTTCATCCGCACCCCCGACGAGCGCAATATCCCCGACTGGGCGGAAAAGATGATCTGCCCCAAGCGTATCAAGTGGGCCGAAAAGCGCAAGGCGTGGAAGTTTAAAAATGAGCGCACCTTTACCATCGTTCGCTTGTACTACGATGGGCGCAAATCCCGAAAGCTGGGCTATGGTCCCATGACGGAAGAAGAGTGCCAAGCGCATTGCAGGGACCCCAAAACCAAAAAGGCAGGTGTCTATTTCGACGGCTACGATTCGATTTAAGCCCCCTGTTTTTCCCTTCGGGCTACCTCATCCCTAGCCCGTGGGGAAGTACAGAAGCAAAAAACGAATTAACCCGCCCCAAGGGAATTGGGGGGTCGCCGGACCTAAAACGAGGGGAGAATAAAATGAACTTCACGATCAGGCATTATCAAAAAAACTCATTCGGGGATTTTCATCCCGATCACATATTCTTTAAATTCTCGTACGATAAGAAAGCCGGTGTGATGGTCGTCGAGTCCTCGGAAGGTGGCATCTCATACTATGGGAATGAAATTCCGAGAGAAAAGGCCGAAAAGTTTTTCGGTGGGGAGTATCAACCTACCGATGATGAGATTGTAGATTTCAATGAGGAATACGACTTTTTAGGATGACCCTCTCCCCTATCCCTCCACGGAGGGACTAGGGAGGCGGTTGCGTATCACAAAAACGAATTAACGAGGAGGCTTTACCATGCAACGCTTTGACCTTTACATAAACGGTTGTTTTCTTTCTTCGTTCTGTTCCAAGACCGTTGCCTTAGAGCTGTCAAAAGCTTTCCTTGCTTATCGCCCTGGCAGTTATTCCATTGTGGAGGTTAAGCCTTGATTTATACAGTAATAGACAACAACGGGAAGCGCGCCGATTCTCAGTTTAAAAACCTTCGTGACGCCGCATCATAAGCCAAAACCGCATCTTCCATGTTTTCGGATTTGATTCTGTCAACCGAACAAGACGGAGTTCCCATTCACCACTATAAAAGCGGTAAAAAGATTTACTAATCCAAAGGAGAACGCCTTGACCATTTCAAAAGAAATCCGCGAAGCTGTTATGAAAGACTATTTCAGCACAAATTGTAGAAAGGCTGGAATCGCAAGCGGAAAGGCTCGAATGACTAGCCTTTCACCAGAAAAGCGAAAAGAGATAGCCAAGAAAGCCGCTAGTGCGCGTTGGGAAAATCACAAAAAGGCTTAGTGGTTAAATCCAAGGCATCCATTCTTTAAACGTTTGGATGCTTTGGCTTATCCTTCCCAATCTCTTTTAGTATCTCATCCTGTAATTCTTGAAGGCAAACGGCTCCAAGATACCGCTTGTTTTGCTCGATAATCTCAATCGCTCGAAACAACCCTTTTTCGTAGTTTGTCACTTATGCCTCGTCGCCCATTCGTTTATAGTCCTTCTCTCTGCCTCTTTGCGTTCGCACTTGCAACCATCTTCGATTATACCCGCTCTTTCGATTGCAATATATCTTTTGTCTGTATCTCCTAGACTAAAAAGGAAGTCTTGGAAACTGAATGACTCGAACGGGCATAGGGGTTTCATTTAACCGTTCCCAGTTAAGTCACTGTAACCGGAACCGAAACCGTAACCATAGTTGTATTCCATTATTTATTCACCCTTCTTTTCTTCTGGTGTCATTGTGAAATCCTTTCTTTCGTCTTAAACTTCGGATGTAACACATCTCCATTCGTTAGTCCTGAAAACTTCTTCTTCCGTTGCACCACCTTCTTGCACTCCTTGGCAGATGAAAGCATTAACGCGGTATGTTTACTCCTTGCCATTCTACGCTCTTCTAACATTTCGAGCGTAGTTTTCACTTTGACACCGCACTTCCAGGCGTGGATAGTCCTTTTAACACGCCATTAAATTTAATGTTACGCTCGGACCTATTAAAACAACTCTCGCAAACAATATCCTCCGGCTGTTTACCGATTGGAAAATCCTGTTCTTCTTCGTGACAACACGTTAGACACTTGTAGTCGTAGAGCATCTATTCCCCTTGTTCTTTTTGTCGCTTGTCTCAATCCTCAAAGCTAGATGTTCTCTAATCCAGTCAATCGCTTCTGTCGTAGGATTTCCATCTTTATCGCAAACTTGATGCGTTGCGAACCTCAACACTTTATATCCAAGTGCCGTCAAAGTGTTGTACTTTTCGGCGTCATTCAACCATCCTTTGCCTCGTAGGTGCCTTCCTTGGCTCCATACTCCTCCTTCAATCTCGACAATGAATCCGTGGTCTAGAAGAAAATCGACGCGCCATTTACGACTAGGGACAAGAGCAACTTCTCGTTGATACTTGAACCCGTAAGCCCTAAGCGTCAATTCAAAAGCCGCCTCGCCTTTACTTGGCTCTGGAATACGAACATTTTTCCCGTCGATAATGGCGTTGTGTTTCATTTCTTTTCCTCCATAGCGACCTTTAGAACTATGCTTTTTAGAGAGTCGTGAACTTCCCAAGTGATATCATTTCCAAAAAACCACTCTTTCCCGTTTGTAGTTATTCCTTTAAAGTTTCTTGGTTCGCTCAACCAATCAAAAATCTCTTTATATGTAGGCCCTCGTTTTTTTACATCCTTCTTAACCTTTGGGCACTCTTTATTGATTGACGTGTTTTCGCAAACTCTATCAACCTCGTCGAAGTGCTTGCAAGTTTTGCAACGCTTTTTAACCACGTTCAATCTCCTTCTTGGCTTTTTCGTATAGCGCTTTCCCTTCTGAACACTCTTCCTTGTAATACTCATCCATAGCTCCAACCAACTCTCTCACCAACGGGATGAGAGATGCACGGCCAGTTGCGAATGCTCTATTTTGAACGCGAACTAGCCAATTTGGAGTTACTTCTACTGCGTATTTTGGAAGGAAGTCTGGAACTACTCCGTCAATAGAACACCGCGAGGCATTGCTCTTCGTATCCTCGAAATATGGCCCCTCGCTCTTTGGCTGGTTGCAGGTGTGGCATGGTTTCCAAATGTAGTCCATTTCTCCACATCCATCCACGGTTAGTGGCTCTCGTACTTTTCCAGTAACGCACTCTGGATTACTGCACTTGTCGTTCATCGTTTCTGCTCCTTCTTTACTGGGACGCGCTTTGGTACGAACTCAAGGCACTTGATGGCACAGCAATGCCCTTCGTAATCGTCCACGTGGCATGGCCCCTTTAGAGCGCACTTGAAGCAGTTACACGTAGGCCACTTGTTGCTGTTCATCCCGTCCCTTTCGCCCCGATCTCTATTAGGTTCGCCTTTTTAATCTTTCCAATCTTCTGCTTGACCCGTATTTCATTCTCTCTTGCGAACACTTCTGCCATTAGTCGTATCTCTTCGTCTGAAAGATAGTCTAGGTCAAACACTAATTTTCCTTTACCGTCAATCAGGAAATAATTTGACCGTAGCTTCTTTCCCATCGCGTCCACTCTTTCCTTTCCTGCGCTCCGAGATGTATCCGACCCACCACATCCCGCAACTCAGGGTTGTGGTTAATCACGCCTGACTAGGATTCTTGATCTGGATTCCATCCATAACGTATTGATGGAACTTCTCGCACGTATCCTTAGATGCAAATTCGATGGCTACCGAGCTTGAGCATCCACCCATGATGTAATGACCAATCCTCTCGTTGCGATACTTCTCACCAGTCTCTCTCCACCAGACTTCTACCGTGCTCTCCATATAATCCTCCTTGCCCTTTCGGGAACGTCTAGCAAACGCGCTTTGTTTCCCACATCCTGACATTCAGGCTCCAAGACCACAGATCAACGTGGATACACCAGTAATTTTTCAAGTTACCGTGGCATCCATTGACCCAAAAGTAAAATCCAACCGCTGGAAACCTAGCGCCCTTTAGCAACGAGAACCGTTTCATACCCATCCTCCTAGTCTCCCTGGTGGTCCCAGTAAAGGAACCAGCGCATGGGGTCAGTTGCTAAAAACTGAAATCAATCTTAAGATGAAATAAACCGTCCCTCCGATAAAAACGAAAAAGAAAAGCGCTCGTTCATCCATCACTCGCCTCCCTTGGCCTGTAGAAACAACTCCGTTTCGTTCTCTAACCAATGGTTGGCCGGGTACCTATTCCATTCCGTCAGCAACTCCTCCGCCACATGGAGCCGGTTCCGAAGGGCGGCAAGCTCGGCCAGATGCCTATCAACTTGTTTTCCGCGCTCTGAGCAGGTGCGCTCAAGCGTTTCGTTCCATACTTTTAGTCGTTCGTTCTCGGACTTCAATGCGTCCACTTCGGCGTCGCGGGAGTGCCATGCCATGTTTAAAATCTCATGCGTTGTTTTCCACGAACACTTTTCACCGGGAATAATTCCTGGGCCAGTTAGAACAGCAAACTTCCCATCTTGCTCGTAATAGTAAGGCCCGTCGCTCATCTCTTTTACAAATTTAAGCGACTCTGCGTTTAGCGAAACTGTATCCACGTGCTTGAACGCGCTTGGCTGTGTGTAGTCGTTCATGGCTTCACGTCCTTCACGGAGTCTAGGGCGGTCTTTAGTTTGTCGCTTACTATGCTCAAGTGTGCAAAAATCTCTTCCTTGTAATCGCCTTTGATACACATGTCCTCGACAGACGAATAGCAAGTCCAAGTCCACTCATTTGCATCGCTCGCCGCATCCCGCAATGCGACGAGCTTGGCGCGGAGGTCTGCGTTCTTTAGTTGAAGACGCTCGATGGCATCCGACATCTGTTCTTGCTCTTCCGTAGTAGACTCTCTGAATTTCATTCCACCGGCCTTTCCCCTTCATCTTTGCACTCGCCTTTAATCTCTCCGCATTGTGGGCAACGAGACGAGAAACCTTTTGCGAAACTACGCGCCTTAATGCGTCGAACGATGTCCAGAACTTCAACCGCTTCCTTCTCGTCAATCCCCGGCTCTAACGTTATTGTCAATCGTTCCATGTTGCGTCCTTTGAATAACTCTACCTCTATCATCAAAATCCGAACATGACGGACATCATGGAGAGGTAATTATTCTTCATCGACAATGCAAATATCCCCAGTTGGATTTATTCGGCTTGCTTCAAACTGTCAACCATCTGGATTCGTTCACCTATCCACCGGATAACCGGCACCGCCATGCTGTTGCCCAACGCTTTGTATCGGGGCCCGTCACACGCCGGCTTGCCTCGGTACGGGATGAGTGTGTAGTCGTCTGGGAAACCCTGCAAGCGTTCACATTCACGGGGTGTAAGACGTCGAACGGAGCCGGCGTGGAACAGGTCTTGGTCTTGGTTCGTTGCAACCGTGAAAGCTTGGTCCTCACTTCCTAAATATCCTTTCCCTCCACCGTCACAACCGCATCGAACTTTAAACAGGGTTGGGGAAATACCGGTTACCGCAATGCCGTGTTCGTGCCCGGCTTGTAGCGTAAACGCCGGATCTCCATCTTTACCGATTCCTAAACCCGTTCGTTCTCCCATAGCATTGCTACGTGTTACTATTTGGGTATTTATAGGAATTACCGTTAGCGGTGTTCCGCGGCCGGTTCCATCCTCAGATCCATCAAAACGAGCTTTTAAACTGTGCGTAACCAGCAACCCGCCCTCGGCGTCTTGTTGGGTGACGCTTCCCGCGGACTTCCCGCCCATCTGAAGCGTTCCTGCGATTAGCAGGTCTGCGGCTCCATAGCCTTGCTCTGGTCCTCCGCCACCGCCAGAAGCGCGGCTTGTAATTGTCCCGGCAACGTTTTTCCCCGCCTTTCGGATCGGCGCAGAATCCCCCGACAAGCTTTGGCGCTCAAAAAGTACCGAGGCGGCACGTCGCCAGTCTCCAAGATGTCCGACAACGAACACACGGCGGCGGCGCTGGGCCACTCCAAAGTATTGAGCATCAAGCACTCGGTAGGACCACCCATACCCGAGTTGGCCCAACGCCCCGAGAAAGGTTCCAAAATCCCGCCCCCCCCCGGACGACAACACTCCGGGGACGTTCTCCCATACCAGCCACGGGGTGCGTAGTCGTTCAGCAATTGCCAAAAAGACGAGCATGAGGTTACCGCGTGGGTCATCCAATCCCTTTCGGAGTCCTGCAACGCTGAAGGACTGGCAGGGGGTTCCGCCGATAAGAACGTCAACTGATCCCGGTCCATAACTCCACTCCTTGAACTTCGTCATGTCCCCGAGGTTTGGAACTTCGGGGTGATGGTGTTTCAACACCGCGCACGGGAACGGTTCTATCTCGCTCGAAAACACCTGTTTCCACCCGAGAGGGTTCCAGGCCACGGAAGGGGCGGAGATACCAGAGCAGACGTCGGAATATTTCACCTTCCGCCTCTCGATGCGGAGTGGCAACCCATCAACTGCCGTTCCCGCATCCTATCCGCCTTCGCCCCTCCGATGAAGTACCGCTTGGCAGTACGGTTCGATTTCGACCGCGCACACGGTTTTCCATCCAAGGAGTTTTCCTCCAAGAATCCCTCCGCCGGCTCCTGCAAATAAAGCCAACTCATGTAATGGTTCCTTTCCTGTTTCATTCACTTCAAAATCTCGCTATTCTGGTGGATGTTTCCGATGACTTCGCAATCTTCTGGATCTGCGGCTTCTCCAAAAAAGTGATCGCTTAACCATCCTCGTCGAGTTAAACAGAATGACGAGAATTTTTCATTCCAAGTTACCAACGAAACGCCCGTAGAATCTTTTAACAAATCCCCATTATAAATTTCATTCCCATTCTTGTCGTGTAGACCTGTGAATTGTTCGATTGAACATTCTTTTTCCTGCAAATCTTTAAACAATTCATTTATTGTCATTCGTTGACTAGGCCCGATGCAAAAGAAGCTTTTCTCTACTTCGTCCCACGCCCTGAATTTCAGTTCACGCATTTTTAATCCTCCTTGGTTGTTAAACATCTTCGCTAATCTTGAACCTGTTCGCCTGTCGGAAAAGCAACCTAAAGTTATTTGGACCGTTAGAGTTCTTCTTTACAACCAACTCTAAATTCTGGCTGTTTTGTTGGTCGCGTACAACGTGGAACCAGTAACGAGAAGCATAACGCCATTCCCCCGTATGCTTAGGGTTCTTGTCCTCCCCCTGGTTCGTCTCATGGATTACAACCATCGCAACGTCTAGCTCTATCGCCATATTGACTAGACGCTTAACGATCTTCGCCATCGCCCTTTCAGTTGTCTCTCCGTGTTGTTGGTCAAGGTCAAACTTAGCGGCGCTATCCACGAACACCGCCTTTACTCCTTGCTCCCTAACACGACGCCTAACCCAGTCCTCGAAAGTGTCAAACTTAGTGCCTATCTGCTCTTGACCTGCTATAAACATTGTCGTCAAGTGAGAAACCATTTCGAGCGCGTCAATGGCGTCCCGCTTCTTTTTGTCTGTCATAACCTGGGAATCGTGGCTTTGAAGCTCTCGATAGTCCAATCCAGCCCAAGTGCAAGCAAGCCGTAAAGGTATTTCCATCTCCGTAACGTCTGGAATGTAGTACAAAACCGGGACGGCGCTTTGTGCTATCTGTACGGCTAGTTGTTGGCATACCGTTGATTTACCCGCGCAAGGGTCTCCGGTAATCAGTATCAATTTTTTACGCTCTAACCCTCCAACAAAATAGTCAAACTGTTTGAATCCTGTTTTTACAAACCAGTTCGCCCGACCTTCCCAGTTATCTTTTAATAGTTGAACGGTTCTAACGACAAGGTTTTTAATTGAGTCGTCAAAATCCTTGAACGTTGAAGAATCGTTAATTGTCTTTGTGAGAATCCTTCCAGCATCCTTGAGGAGTTCTTGGACGTGTTTATCGCCTCTGTAAGCCTCTCCTACAATTTGAGTGCAAGCTCCAATAAGGCTCCTGGCTGTCGCTTTCTCTCGAACAATAAGCGCGTAGTATTCAACGTTGGCGGCAGTAGGAAGGTTTTCTATTAAATCTGTTAATCCCGACACGCTACCAACGCGCTCTAGGTCTCCGTTGAGTTTAAGTTCGTGCGTTATTGTAATAATATCTACCGGCTCTTTTCGTTCTCGGATACTAGCGCAAGCCCGAAAAATATTTCGGTTTGCCTCTCGGTAAAAATCATCAGGAGAAAGTATTTTCAACGCTTCATCACAAGCGGCTCCGCTAATCAGCATAGCGCCGATGACGGACTTCTCGGCTTCCAGGTCTTGCGGAGGGATTCTAGCGTCTGTCATTCCGTCATCCCCTTTGCGATCGTTTGGCTCTTGGCCATTAACTCGTCAAGAGCCGATGCCATCGACTTTCCGACGCTTTTAGGTTGTTGTTGTTCAACGCGCAAAGAAGCCTTTTTGTAAATCGCAGACCATATCGCTATCGGAGTATGACGTGTATGAAAATTCGCGGTCATAAGTTGCTTCTCGACAATCTGCCAAACTTCTACTGCGTAATCATGGCCGTGTTCTTCCATGCAACGTGCCATAGACGCAACCATTACATTTAACGCAACAGCCTTCATGGACTTCCATGCTTTAGCGGCCTCGGACTGGTCAACGTCACCAGCGTAAACAGGCATTAGCGTCCATGTTTTGTTGTAACTCAAGGCTTGCTCGAAAGCCGCTTTTCCTATGTTTTGCATGACTAAATCCTGTCTTTTGTCTTAAAAATGAGCGTTAGCGAATTTTTAAGCCGCCGAAGGCGGAAGCTGTTCGCCTAATCCTTTTCTTAAGTCTTATAGGCTTATAGGCTTATAGGCTACCGGCATAAATTTACGAGTAACTTTTACTTGTAACTTTATGATGTAACCCATCTTATTTCCTTTTCCTGTAACCCTTTTGGCGTTCGTACTCGCTTTGATACTTCTTCCAATTCTTAACAATCCAGTACCCGTCAACCTGTTTAACGAAGTCGCTTTCAACCAGTAGGTTCCACTCTCTTTCGTTTAAACCGGAGTCAGTTAGTATTTGAGACAACAATAGAGGAGATTTTCCTCGGAATGAAAATCTACCGTTATCAATGCAACGATTAACGCAACACATGGCGTCAACCATACAACCCTTGGTTTCTTTGGATAATTCCGAATTATTTTCTAGCCATTCGGAATCCCAAATCTTGAACCAACCCATTTTGCACCTTTCCGAAAATAAAAAAGCCGGTTGACTTGGGCGGTTAGGGATGGCCTCGATTTCACCCTTTCGGGAGAACCGTCCAGAGCATTTGCCCTGAATCCCTAACCACCAAAATCAATCGGCTTAGTCGTACATTATCCGCGAGGCCACGCGGTTACAAAATCCTACTCTTTCTCCGAACCTAACGCAAGAAAAAACTAGAGTCAGACTACTAATCTTAATGGCGATGCCGCCCTACCACAGCACCATCGGCGCTATCCCATGACCCCGGTACTTAGCTTGGTTTTACCGCGCTGTTCCCAACGCCACCGCCGTCCGTTTTATACCGCCTCCAGTATCTCTGGGGTTATCGCGGTACACCTTTGTCATGTTATCATATCGGTAACGTCAACGATATGATTAAATTCCAGAAACGTTAACCGTTTTCGACCCGTAAAAATTACCGCTTGCGGGTAGGTTGTAATCGTCCAATCCAGGCAATGAATTCTTGTATGACTTCCTAGACACGTTAGCCTTAAAACCTGGATGCTCTTTGCAACCGATACAGCGGTTTAGCTTCCCGATCATCCTAACAGTTTTCTTGTGGTATCCGTAATGGTTGGCGTCGAAAAACTTATCGCAATGAGGGCATGACCTTCGAGGTCCATTCTTCTTCTGAATGAAGCATGACGGCTTTTTCATTCCACTCTCGCTTTGTGCGCTTCGTGTAATGCGCCTAGAAGTGTTTTTGACCTGACTACAAACTTGCTAACCAACGGATGAAGCCCGTCCGTGATGTACGTCCCTTCAATCGTAAAAAAACCAGCTTCCCACGAGATTGTTAAATCGGTTGAGGAGTCCTGCAACAACGTCACGAACATATCCTCAATGTCGGCTTTGGTTGGGCGAGGTGGTTGAGTTTTCAAAATTCCACCCCCGCATCCTTAAACGCTTCTTCCCATGATGAGCCGTAACCAATGGCTCCATTTTTACCATCGTCACCAACGCAATAACGCTTGGCAATGTCTTTCTCAAAGTCAATCCAGTCACAAAAATACGTGTCGCCCCAAAGCCTTTTGGCGATAGCGAGAGCCTGTTCGTTTGTCACTTGTCGGCCTCCATTTGGTTCAACGCCTTTGCGATTTTTTTAGCCCATTCCGGCTCCGAGCATGACGCAATCGTTTCGGCTGGATACGCCGTCCCCTGTCCACCCCTAACAACGAGATACCCGTCTGCCGACACTTCCCACCGGTTATTTTCTGTCATCTGCTCCCCCAATGGCCCTAATTTGCATTAGGATGCCCTTTATTTGAAAGATTCTTGTTAAAAATACTGCTACCGCTGAATCCGTTGTCAACGCCTAGAATCGACTCCTAGAGGCCTAGTTTAGACCATCCTATAACTCATGAAACGGGCCTTTTTTACAGTTACCCACGCTCTCGCGATGTGGTCGCCTTCTGCCTCAATTTCTCGGATGCGTTCCGATAACCGGAAACATCCAAACCGATTGAGGGCTTCCATCGGCGTGATAGCCTTTCCTGTCTTTGCCAGGTAGTTGCTAATCCTACTTTTTTGTGATTTCATTTCTTCCCCCACGGGTTTTTAATTATTTCTCGGATTCTGTCCGACTGCCATTTGCGCTCCGCACTCTCCGCCGCACTCTCCGCCGCACTCTCCGCCGCCCTCGCCGCCCTCGCCGCCCACTCCGCCCACTCCGCCCTCGCCGCCCACTCCGCCCACTCCGCCCTCTCCGCCGCACTCT